CCTTGGATTCGGGTTCAAGTGATGACAGGACGGTGTCGGCCAGGGGGCGGCGCTTGATGTCTGATCGCTTCAATTCTTGTATGGCCGAGTTCGTAATTTTGGCGAACATACATCACGCCATACACACATACAAGGAACATACACGAACAAATACAAACAAGCAGAAACAAGAAAGCCGGCGCAGTGGCCGGCTTTGCTGTGTTTTGGGTCATGTCTGAGCAACATGAAACCAATGGTTGGTGCCCCGAGGGAGACCCAAACCATCCAATAAATACGGGAGTTTCAAGCGTGTTTCGATGGCGCCCATACAAACGACCATACAGGGCGGTGTGCACTATGCCGTTTTGAAGGGTAAATATTGCCCCGCGCGGGCGGCGGGGCGAAGGGATTGTACTTACGCAGCGTGCCGGCTGTCAGCCTTTGATTTGATCCAGGCCTCAACCTCGGCTTTCACAAAGTGCGCGTGAGCCTGGCGGTGTGGTCCGTCCTTGATCGGCTTGGGAAAGGTCGAGTCCTTTGTACGGACCCGATGCAGCGTGGTGCGTCCGATGTTGAGCATGCGCATCACGTCCTTGGAGCCGATCAGGACGCGTTCGGTGGTGTCATTGGTCATTGGTCATGTTTCCCTGAAAATTTATAACAAGTCCGCAACGCACGCACACGTCGCAGTGATAGGTGTCGCTCCGACATTTAGCTGCCTCAATCGCACGGATCACGTGCGAAGCTTCACCGCCCCTTGAGCTCAGCGGCCCCGCAGTCTCTGTATGCGAATAGCGCCCCTGAAACTTGTGGCCCAGCCACGACGTGCATTTTGCGGGCTGTAAGCCGTAAATCGTTTTGTCATTGGTCATAGGGTGTCCTTGCCGCTATAGCGGCTGACTTTGAAGGGGGAGGGGTTACAGAGAGGGGTTAAGCTTTGAGGCCGTAGACGCACCCACCAGGGCAAGAGCCGCAGCAGGTTGTCGCCACGGCTACCGGAGCGGGCTGCTCGGCGTTGCCTGGCAATGCGGAGGCGATAATTAGCGCTACGTACTCACGCATCGCAGCTCTACCCTGTTCTGGCATATGGCCCCATGAATAGTCCATGCACTCGGAAAGTGTGCGGGCTGCGGATTCGATGTCATACGCGCGCGGCTCGCCCTGGTGCTGGGGTGCGCGGGAATCACCGCTGACCTCTTTGTCTAGCAGGGCGCGCATTTCGGCGGGCCTGTCTTTGAATCCGGCCGACTCCAGGCATTCAGCCCAGTATGAAAGCAGTTCACGCGGCACCAGAACGCCGTCAATCGTTTGGTTGGTGGTCATGGCTTCACCCTCACGCCAGCGTCTTCAATGGAGCGAACAACAAGGTCTTGCCACATCGCCCATTGACCGCCTCCATCAGGATCAAAGTTATCCGGCAGCTCAATTTCTAAGGCTGCTCGTGATGCTTGCCAGATCTCCCATTGGATTCCGGGGCGCTCGTATAGGTAGCTTCCGCAAACATCAGTGGAGAGCCATTCCAAGCCACATTGTTTGTCGCCCTCAAAGTATTTTTTGAGATACCAAGCCTCGAATTCTTCACGGCTCTTATCGCTCATAAATCACCTCAGCAAATCAGTTGTGCCAGTGCCAGCAGGCACCAGCAGTAGGCGGGGAGTTGGGATTTCATTGGTATGGCTCTCCGCATTCCGGGCACTCAAGAATGCTTGCGTAACCATGGTGGCAATCGCCGTTTACTAGCTTGAGTTCGGCTTCAATCTCCAGCCATACATCCACATCGTGCGCCACGTCATTGGTGAAAGGGTGTGCCTTGTGCAACAACCCCACCAGCACATCCGCCCGCTCATCTGCTGCGGCCAAGCCTTGGCGCGCCTCAGTCAGTTCGTTGTGCAACTGCGTGAATGCCGATTCAACCCTGGACGAGATAGTCCCTTTGCCGACATGCTCGGCCCATTCCTTTTCTTCGATCATCAAAGCCATGCTATGGCACTGGTCGAGTTCTTCATCCGCTGCGGTCAGGCGCTGTTGCAGTTCGTCACGCTCCAAATAGAGGCGAGCCAGTTCAGCGTCGGTTGATTCTCTCGTTGGTGTAGCCACAGTTATTTCCTTGCCGGGCCATGCCCGGGCGGTGGAGTTGGGGAGTTATGCGGCGTCAGTCGCCGTCGATCGATAGGAGGGAGAATGCTGTTGCTGCCACTCGCGGAACTTGTCCATTGCCAAGGGCTTTAATTCGGTCCAACCGGAAGGCCACCCCATCAGCCATTCGACCCACTCCGGGTTCAGTGGGCCACCGACCACTTGAGGTAGACACTCGCCTGATTTGCTGCCCGTCCTTTCCATGCGGCTTTTGCCTGGGTACCTGTAGTCGCGCCTTACAGGTGTCGGCCAAAGTTTGACTGCTGCGCTCAGACCCCAACCGGCGTTCTTGCTGCTGCCCGGCTGGTTGTGATTGCCATGTACCGTTATCGTGGGCCACAACCCAGCAACGTTCGCGCTGATGGGGCGCTCCGCAGTCGGATGCTGAAACAATGCACCATTGCGCGTCATACCCCATTTCGGCAAGGTCACCGAGGACCACGGCAAGTCCTCTTCCCACAAGCAAAGGTGAGTTTTCCACGTAGACGAATCGAGGTCGTACCTCGCCGACGATTCGCGCCATTTCACGCCAGAGTCCAGAGCGGGCGCCATCGATGCCGTCGCCATTCCCGGCAGCTGATATGTCCTGACACGGGAATCCGCCAGAAACCACGTCAACAAGGCCGCGCCATGGCCTTCCGTCAAAACTGCACACGTCAGACCAAATCGGGAAAGCTGGGAGGGCTCCATCGTTTTGTCGTTGCGCCAGAACTTGTGCGGAGTAGGCATCACGCTCAACGGCGCAGACGGTGCGCCACCCGAGAAGGTGGCCGCCGAGTATTCCGCCACCAGAGCCTGCGAAAAGAGCCAGCTCATTCATTTTATCTCCAGGGTTTGTGTGTCACGACGGCATGTCACGCAATGCGAATATGCGCAGCCAGTTGCTCGTCGGTCATGCGGTCGGCGCCACGGATGAATCGAGAAATCAGGTCTTGCTCTTCGTCGATCCCGGTCCTGGCCATGACCCGTTTAAGCGCGGCGTCATCGTTGTGATAGAGCTTCGTGACGATCTGGCGAGACAGCAGGGCGGCTTCTTTTTCCGCCTTGGTCATCTTGTCCCGCTCGCGCTGGTCGCGTTTTCGTTCTGTGGGAGTCTTGGCCATGGCCTACCTCTTGCGGGCTATGCGGCGCATCGTTGGCCGCCTGCGCGTGACTTCGGATAATCGATTGAGTGCTTTTCAAGGATCTTGAGCAGCGTGGTGCCGGTTATCTTTAGCTTTACGCACAGGCGGCGCCTGCTGATGCCAAGCTCTTTGAACGCGTTGATTCGCTCGACCAGAGTTGCTTCATGCTCGGCGGCAGCCTTGAGTCGATCCGGGCTGTTGTGTCCGCCGTGGGATGAGCGCTTGAACTTGAAGTCGAATTCTTTCGACATGGCGAGCAGTGTTCTACGACCGATTCCGGTGATGTCGATCACTTCGCTTTGAGTGTGGTCGGGAGCGAGTTCCATCACCCATTCCACTCGCTTACGGCGTTGCTCTTGCCTGATCTCAAGCGGAGTGGGAGGCGGAGGTGTGAAAGGCTCAACTCGGCGCCGAACGAATGGTTTCGGCGCAGGTGGCATCTGAGTGCTGTACGTGATCGGCTTCGGGATATAGCCGCTGGCGGGGCCTTCTTCGATCTTGCCGCCGGCCGCCAGGAATTGCTCAACCGCAGAGGCCAGTTCGTCGGATGCTGGCCGAAGGCGTTCTACTTCGTTCTGTAGGATGCTGATCATGCTGCTTTGCTCCTCATCCGCTCCCGCATTTCCTTCTCCAGTTCGGCCAGTTCTTCCAGAAAGGCCTGGATCTCGGCTTCCATTTCGGCGATGCGCTTGTCATCGCGCTCAAATCGGAAGCAGGCGTACTGCAGTTCGTCGGGCATACGGTCATCGAATGTCACGAAGTCGACCCAGGCCCGGCCGGTGCACGCCATTTGGGCCAGCATCTGCCACTCGTATTGGCTGTCGTGGCGACCAGACTGGATGACGCCGATGTGAGTCGCGGTGTTGGGGCACTTGATCTCAATCAGTCCATCGGCTCCGACAACCCCGTCGGGGGATGCCGCGAACCCAGCGATCACTGGGTGAGCGATCAAGCCGACCTCCTGGATCATCAAGCCTTTGTCGATCTCGTAGGCTGAGCGGGCCACAGGCTCCAGTTCGGTGCCGCGCTGTACTGCCGCGTTGCGGGAGAGGTCAGGGCCGCCCTGATTGCCGGTCAGGCGTTCACAGAGCAGGTCCATCATGTAGTTCTTCCGGGTTGCCGAAGGCTCTTTGCCTCGACCCTTGGTCATTACATCCTTGACCTTGCTGGCCGTGACCTTGCCCAGACGCGCGCGAATCCACTCATCACTGCCCTGTTGCATCTGACACCTCCTCAAAATCAGCGTCTACCGGTTCGGAAAGCTCTTTCTTGCGCTCGTCCTTGGCTGCCGTGATCTGGGCACGGTCGTAGGGGAGTTCCTTCCAGGCCGCTGTAAAGGCCGCCTGCAGTTCTTCCATGGTCTGAGCGTTGCGGATGGCTTCAATCGCCGGGCCAGTGTCGGCGGAAGGCTGTGAGACCTCCTTGTCCACGATGCGCTCGGCCTCATCTTGGTCGTAGATACCGGCGAACCCGAACGCAAGGCGCGCGCATTGGATCATTGCCTTGTGGCGAAGCATGCGGCGCGGATGGGACTGCCATGGCTGCGTATTGCGCTTGCACTCAGCCATGTACTCGGTTGCGCTTATCGCGTGCCCACGGTC